TTTGGGCTAACGGAGTAGATCAGTCTGAAACAGAGACTGCACTACAGGCCAACATCACTGCTCAGATCAACCCTACTGAAGCATCTGGTGTGCCTTGGTCCTCATAAACCTTAACCACAACTAGGAGAAAGTGACATGGGAAAAAATGAAAAGACCCCAATCACCGTGAACGACCAAGAGTATTTTGTTGAAGATCTTAACGATCAACAGCAGGCTATGGTCAATCACATCACAGATCTTGATCGCAAAATATCTAATGCGCGATTCAACTTAGACCAGCTTGCATTTGGCCGAGAAGCCTTTGTAAGCGCTCTTGCTCAAACCCTGAGCGGTGCTGAGGAGATCTCTGATGCGGATTACGAAGAGCCTACTGATACTGCTGATTAGTTGCATGAGTCCTGCCTTCGGGCAGGAAATTAATCCCGCTGAAGAAGTTGACCCACCACCCGTAAGGGATGATGGTGAGTACGAGCCAGACTTTGATGACGACGGCACGAATATTGAGGGTGATCTCAATACGTCAAATTCCAATAACGGGAATGTGAGCAAGACGTACAACGGCGCTGGTTCTAGGTCGATGCCGGTGTCTACTGCGATCAGTCCAACCTTGATGAGTAGTGGGCAACAATCTTGTCTAAAGTCGTTATCTGGTGGGTTACAGCTTATGTCTGTTGGTATTTCATCAGGTAAGTACGTGCAGGACGAAGAGTGCAATCGGAGACTCAACGCCATCACCTTGAGCAATATGGGGATGAAAGTGGCCTCGGTTAGTTTGATGTGCCAAAATGCTCAGGTGTGGAGAGCTATGTTTATGAGCGCTACTCCATGCCCTATTATTCGGTCTGGTAAATTACTTGTAGGTAAAAACGCCATACTAGCGATCAAACAGAACCCAGCTATGTGGGTTCCTGATTATGATGAGGATAAAGCTTTTTACGACGAGCTTTTAGCTGGAGGGGGCGATGATAGCGGTGAGCAAACGTCTGATAATGGTAGCCTTAGTGAGCGCTTCCGTTCAACTAAACGCGAATGAAATAGACAGCTTAGTCGATACCTCTCAGAGCATTCGCGACACGTTTGCTTACGGCATTAAAACGATTGCAGGTGGTGAGTCTTACGCCGCAGATGGCTATATTGCTCCTGCAATGGCTGAGAATGGTTACATCAGTAAAACCCAGCAAGACGCCTATAACGCGGCAGTCGCGGCAGTTACAGCGGCCACCTACTCCTACGACCCCGGTGCGGATCAGTACTTTCAAGACCAAGCGGATCAGGCGATGGATACTGTGTCTGAAATGATCGACACGTATGTTGAGGCCGCACAGCAGATCATCATGGTCGCTACAGTCAACGAAATGGCGCAAGATGCTCAGTCCGCCTCAGATGAGCGAGAGGCTATGGCTCTCCAAGAGTTTATGGGGGCTAACGATGTGACATTGCAAGACGAAGAAATCGAAGCGTATAACGATGCGCTGTCTAATACAGAGTCTGCGATTCAAGTTGCGGCGGCTTATATGGCGGTAGCTAATGATGAAAACTTGCTGGAGCAAGCAGACAGCATGGCATACGATGTTCGTGTGACGTACGAAGAGGCGGCTTCTATATTCTTTGACTTAGATACGCAAGCCGTTTGGGTGTCTTTTGATGGCGGTTCTACTATCCAAGGCTTGCAGGTAAACAATTACTTTGTATCACCAGAGGACGTGTTAACACGTGCTGAAACACAGGAATTTTGGACGACATCCCCTGAAGGTGGGTGTTGGTTCGCTGAAAACCAAGAGGAGTGCTTAAACGGTGGCTCTTGAAGATTTAGAAGTTAATGTCGGCGGGACGTCCATCAAGGGCGTTTGGATCGCTATTGTACTCACATTTGGTTCAACAATTGGGGGCGGAATCTGGGCGGCGTCTCAGTTTTTCTCCCAACTCAGTGAGCAATCAGAGGCTGTTGTACAGGCTACATCGCAAACAGATGCTTTAACAACGCGGTTCGATGATCTTCGAGAGTCGAATACCACACGGCTACAGACTATGGACGTCAAGTTGTCCAACATGGAGCAAGCCATGACTGCGGCGGACGTTGAGAATCTGCAAGGTAAGTTGGCAGAACTTGGCGCAAACCTCGTGCAAATTATGGATGCACAACAAGAGCTACTGGACTTACGTGACCGTATCAGTACAGTAGAAAAAACGTCGTCTGAAACAGAACTACGCGTGACTGGTAAGCTAGACGCCTTACAAACATTAGACGAACGTTTTAAACGCTTTGAGCGTGATATGGATGATTTATGGACAGCGATCGACGCTACAAACCCGCTAGGTGGTAACTAATGGATACGGCACACGAGGCACTAAAAAGAATTGAAATACACCAAGCCGAGTGTGAGGTGTTACGCAAATCCATCGACGACCGTCTGGACCGTATTGAAAAAAGACTTGACGACGGTAACGGGCAATTTAAACGCCTTGAACGCATGATCTGGGGCAACACCGTTCTTGTGGTTAGCTTACTCAAAGGTATGGAGTATTTAGGATGAACTTCGATAAGGTAAAAGGCTTGGTCGGCTCTCTTGCCCCTACGCTAGGAGCCGCTCTGGGTGGCCCTGTAGGCGGCGCGGCGGCATCGATGCTCGCTGACGTTTTAGGCTGTGATCCCGCTCCTGCGAAGATTGAAAAGGCGCTGGCGCAAGCAACACCAGAGCAGTTAGCTGAAATTAAGAAAGCAGAGCTAGACTTTGAAGTCCGCATGAAAGAGCTGGAAGTAGACGTCTTTGCGCTAGAAACCGCAGATATTCAAAACGCGCGTAAAAATTTCTCTACCGACTGGACTGCTAGGTCTATTGGCTTGACGATCGTGCTGTTTTTCTGCGGCTTTATTACCCTAATCACAATCGAGCCTCCGGGAAACACGTCGATGGAGCTGATTAACTTAATTCTTGGGTATCTTGGTGGCCTTGTTTCCGCAGTCGTGTCGTTCTATTTTGGTGCTTCTCAGAAGCAGGACTGACCTATGAGTAAACTTGTCACTCAGTTAAAGCGTCACGAAGGTGTTCGATCCCACGTGTACTTGTGTTCCGCAGGTTACGAGACTATTGGAGTCGGTAGAAACATCGCCGAATCTGGATTAGGGCTATCTGACGATGAGATAGATTACCTTCTCGAAAATGACATCAAACGGTGCAAGCAAGAGTTGATCGCACTGTCTTGGTTCATGGATCTCGATGCGGTTCGTCAGGATGCAATTGTTAATCTTTGTTTTAACCTTGGGCTAACGCGCCTCATGGGCTTTAAAAATGCAATGGCGGCGATGGCTGTTGGTGACTATGCCAAAGCGGGGGATGAATTTTACGACTCTCGGTGGGCTAAACAAGTTGGGTCACGTGCAGATGAGGTTTGCGAAATGATCCGTACAGGCCGGTACGGAGAAGGATATGCGTAATACTGTTCAGGCGAGGGACATCGATAACGGTACCGAACCCGCACATACAGTAGAAGTTGTTTGTGCTCATTGCGGCTATGACCTTGACGAAGCCGAGCTAGAAGCCGACACTTGTTCAGATTGTGGTCAACCTCTTAACTTGAAAGAGAGCGTATCTATACAAGTAACCACGTTGCCCCCGGTATTCGGCGACACTCTATAGGTGCGATATGGCGTTAAAAAAGTTAGCTTTCAAACCCGGAATTAACCGCGAAGTAACCCGCTACACTAACGAAGCTGGTTGGTACGAATGCGATAAAGTGCGGTTTCGGCAAGGATTCCCCGAAAAAATCGGTGGGTGGGAACGTATCTCTGTGTCCGTCTTCCAAGGAGTGTGCCGTTCTTTATCGAATTGGGTAACGCTTGGAAGCATCAACCTTATCGGCGTAGGGACGCACCTTAAGTTTTATTTAGAGCAAGGTGGCGGCTATAACGATATCACGCCGATTCGAGAGACTACCGCCGCTGGCGACGTTACATTCGCGGCGACTAACGGCAGTGCTACGTTAACTATTACTGACGCTGGACACGGTGCACGTGAAGGAGATTTTGTTACGTTTAGTGGCGCGGTATCACTAGGCGGTAACATTACAGCGGTAGTTCTTAACGCTGAGTATCAAGTCGTAACAGTTCCTGACGCCAACTCTTACACTATAACAGCAACAGCTACGGCCAATGCGTCTGACACAGGTAACGGCGGGTCTTCGGTTGTCGGTGCGTACCAGATACGTACAGGTGAGCCTTATGAGGTTCCGTTGACTGGTTGGAGTGGAGGCACTTGGGGCGCTGGTGTATGGGGCACAGGCGGCACCTCGACTGAATCTATTCGGCTCTGGAGCCAATCAAACTTCGGTGAAGACTTAATATTTGGGCCACGAGGCGGTGACATATTCTACTGGGATGCAACCAACGGCGTAGAAACTCGTGCCGTATATCTAAATACGTTAGCAGGTGCATCGAACGTACCGACTAAACAAAACTTTATTCTTGTGTCAGACGTCAGTCGATTTGTATTTTGTTTTGGGGCTAATACTCTTGGGTCCGCGACGTTTGACCCTATGCTGATTCGATGGTCAGACCAAGAAGATCCTGCAAATTGGACGCCTGCGTCAACAAATCAAGCGGGTGATTTACGTTTGTCTAAAGGTACAGAGATTGTGACCGCTAAACAGTCGCGCCAAGAGGTGCTCGTTTGGACCGATTCTTCTGTGTACTCGTTACAGTACCAAGGCGCTCCGATCGTATGGGGCGTGCAGTTGGTAGGAGATAACATTTCTATCGCGTCTCAAAATGCAGTTGGGTTCTCTGGTGGCGTTGCTTATTGGATGGGTAAAGACAAGTTCTACTCCTACGATGGACGAACACAAACGCTACCTTGTGATGTTCGGCGGTTTGTATTTAACGACTTTAACGAGCTACAATACGACCAAGTATTTGCAGGGACTAACGAGGCATTCCACGAAATATGGTGGTTCTACTGCTCGCAGAACAGCCAGACAATTGATCGTTATGTCGTTTACAACTACCTCGAAAAGACGTGGTACTACGGCACTATGGCACGGACCGCATGGCTTGATTCTGGGCTACGTGACTACCCTTTAGCGGCGTCCTATACGTACAATTTAACCAACCAAGAGTTTGGCACCGACGACAATGAGACAGGTACTCCTGTGCCGATTTCAGCGTCCATCACGTCTGGACAGTTCGACATAGATGACGGCGATCGATTTGCGTTCATTTGGCGTTTGATGCCTGATATGACATTTGATGGGTCTACTACAACCGACCCCCATGCCACTATGAGCTTGTTGCCGTTGGCTAACTCTGGGTCAGGGTACAACAGTCCAGCATCTGAAGGCGGATCTAACTCTGGTACGGTAACACGTACGGCTACAGTGCCTATTGAGAAGTTTACAGGACAAGTAAACACGCGCGTGCGTGGTAGGCAGATGTCTATCAAAGTTGAATCAGATTCTCTTGGGGTTCGATGGCAGTTAGGTTCACCACGAGTGGACATGCGCCCTGACGGGAGGCGTTGATGGCTAATGAGTTAGAGCGCCCTGCTCCTCCTGCGTTGCCGCTAGCAACCGAGACTTACGATCGTCCGTTTATGGACCAGAACAGCAACGTTCTACGGTTGTTCTTTACACGCCTTATAAATGCGTTTGATAACTTAGTCAGCACTAATGATGGTGGTATATTTTTGTATATGCCACGGGGGTCTTTTTATAGCACTGTTGACCAAACGGCGGTAATGGCAGATACGGGGTACGCGGTTACGTTTAATTCTACGTACCACACGGATAGCATAACTATATCAAACAACAGCAGAATAAATGTTACCTACGCAGGTACATATCAGTTTTCTATAACGCTTCAGATAGAGCATAATAAT